GAAAAAACTGGGAGTGGCTGAGTTCAGGCGAGACGTCTGACTCTTAAATGAGCGACCATAGGTAGATTACCTTCGAGATACTCGAAGGCAAACAACCCGGATATAATCCGGACCTAAAGTCACTCTTAGATAAGAGCTCGAATATCTCATGACACGCTAATGCCATACGTGCGGGCCGCCCACACGATTATCCGACTACCCGAGTTTCCACGGTTGCAGTAGGATTAGGCGATGTTCCTAAAACGGTACACCTATCCGGAACATCTTACAACAGATAGGTAAGCTCATTTTAAAGAGTGAGCTACTCCGCAGGAATTATGGCTCCTGCAACCCTGTACGGTATTAACCGACCGTACGCGGTATAAATTGAAACACTAGGAAAGCTCGTTGAGAGTGTACTCATAATAAATGGGCACACCCGTGAAGAAAAACAACGAGAAATCTTCTGCCACAGCATCATGTTGTTGATAAACTGTGAGATTGGCAATAGAAGAACCTTGACCAGGAAGAGTGACGTCAAGAGTTCTGACATTGTGCGAATTGCTCTGCAAATCTTGGGCAGAGATAGCCCTCGATGCAGCAAAACGATCCGGACGGTAATAAGGCAATTCAACTTCAATAGTATCATTAATGCCTAAATTTGTCGCCGCAGATCCACTTCCTGACAAGTTATTCCACCTAGAAGACAAATACTTCTGGATTACTGCTCTCCCTGTAGCCGCAAGGACTTCAGAGTTGAAAAAAGTTCCATTTCCCGTTCCATGATACTCATCCCTAGAAACCATAGGAGAATACTCAATGGAATTCGAGGTGGAAAAATAAAACTTCTTTCGCATTCCGCCGCGGTAACCAGCATATGCTGGCAAAAACCACGAATGGAAAGCAGTAGGTCCCACCGTCAAAGGTGTGAGAGCATCCTGAGCAATATCAATTCCGTTAGGATCATAACCAGTGTGATATGGTAAATTCTTATTCCTCAGACCGTTAATGCGCACCGTGTCTACACTAGCTTTGGTTGGAAACCAATAGCGAGTAAAACAATAGCGCTTGCACAACTCCCTGATGGAACACGGAGGATCACCATAATACACTAGGTATGTAGCATCTTCTTGATCTGATTTACTAGCAATCGTCATCATTTCAGATGGAGAAGTTGGTTTGTCAGACATAGTGGTATCCCCAGTTTCGACATTGGGGTTTCCACTCTGCGAAGGCAAAGGCTCAGGCCACAAATGAAAACCACTAAGGTCATTGTTGCCAGGAGCCACCAACTTAAAATCATCACAAGCAGAAACAAAAACATTAATGCTAATAGGTGCATCAACGCTAGGACATACAAGGTCGTTAAGAACAACCAGTTCCAAAATTCCATTTTCTTGACCTTGATTGTTAAGCAACCTTGCAACACTGGAAAAGTTCGACCCAGTGCTATAAGGCTGCCCACAATTCAACCATGGAACAGACTGGCCCCAACCAACCACAATTTCGAAATCGTCTGTTTCGGCGATATCAATCACTCTGGAATAGTTGGTATTGTAATCAACGCTTGCTCCAAACTGGTTAGGATCCCACCTTGCCAAAATGCGACCTTTGTGGAAATCACTTTTAACGATCTGGAATCGAAACTTAAGCGAACCTTGCCACTGCTCGAAAACACTGGCCATGTGAGCCAATGGAGTCATATGAATTTCTCCATTAATGTTATCGAGTTGCATCGGCAACACTCGCGTGTTCCACAACAAAGTGTCCGGGCCAGCATCTGGAGTCCAAGAAAACTGAGTCAAATAAGATTCTCGCTTCACATAATCGAGAATACCCATTTCATCAGTTCCATCCAAACCCACCGTACGTGAATCCACAGATAATTCTGCCTTGCTATCTAAAGTAAGCTTCAAAGCAGCATCAGCAGCATCAGTGTTCGCAAGATTTCCAGTAGGTATTGGCTTGAACTGTTGAATGTCGGTAATGATATTTGGTCTCGAATATCCAAACATTTGTGCAATACGACTGGCAGCGTTTGCTCCAATCTGAGTTGCAGTCATGTAAGGACCAATAACGGGCAAATTCGACAATGCACCAGCTGCTTTCGCAACTGCTGCTGCAGGCTTCGAAATAATGCCCTGACCATATTCATCATTCAAATTAATGGCATTTCCTTGATCTTTGGCATTAACACGCTTCCCACGCCTACCACTCTGTGAAACAAGAGGTGGATCAGACGATGTAGGAATTGTGAGTACCACATCTTCGGCCCAAATGTATGTCGTAATGGTAACAGGATCATTGCCACCATTGGCATGCAAAAGGTTTCCAAACGATGAAATGACAATCTCACCCATGTCATCCCAATCGGCATCAGGAATACTGAGATAATTCTTGGGCCAAAAGAAAGGAAGACACAATTCGCCTCCAGTGTTCTTCGTTGGATTGAGAAAGAAGTGAGGTTTCTGTGAAGCTTGAATCAAATCCTGAAGGATGAAATTCCTGCTCACAGTCACCTGATCATTTGCGGTGTACGGATTGTAAGAAACTAAGGCGCGACCATAATGAAACTTGGTCCCTGAAATCACCATTTTCACGTGTAATTTCATACGCAACAGTTCATAGTTCTTAATCTTATCTCGCACAAACGAATTCTCACAAAATGCTTTCCAGGGGTTGAACTTGTAAAAGAGAGGTTGGCCAACAAGCCAGGTCTGCGCTGATTGGCGAATAGGGCGTCCAAGAAAATTGCCCAATTCACTATCAGTATTTTTCGCTAGATCCATTGTCGGCTCATAATAGCCTACTTTCTCTGTAGTCCAACCAGCATCTTGGTCAGCAAAAGCAGTAATTTGTTCTGTAGTCATAGGAGCCAGCTCCTTCTCCTCTGTTCCTGGTGGAGGTTGAGAATCTGAAACAACTCCTGACTGCGAAACCAAAAATATACTTTCCAATTGACGAATCCGTTTCTCAAGTTGGGAAACATGTCTGTATTTCTTTGCAAGTTTATCCTTCAGTTCTTTGTTACGGAACCTAAGGATTTCAATCTCACTCAGTTCATCAAACGATTCAACACGATGAATAACTTGCATAGTAGTGTTCAATTCGGTATTTTTATTGAGGGTACCGTCCTCCAAAATTGTATGTAGATAAGTAATGCAATTTGTACAAATATCATGTGCGGTGCATCAATCGACAACATGACAGTGCTATTTTTGTGGGCGTCACCCCGTCGCTAAATAACGACAATATACAATGACTACTTGTGTAGCTGTCCACAAATTGCAGGTAATTCAGAACCTACAACCTGTGCGTTAATCAAACACAAGCAACTATTTTTAGCTTATCCAACGCATAGTTGCGGTGGCCCCCGGTATTAGAAGCCCCCAGGGCGGGCTTTCGAGAAGCTGACCTAAAGGTCAAACTTCTCACGGTACCACGCCAAACGTTCATCATAGCTCATAATTGGTCCTACGTACCCCTGAATTCCAGCGGCACGTGCAACCTCTTCAAGCTGTAACTTACGCGACGTGTAGACCTCTCGACCACATTCAAAATACTTCAATGCCACATTCTGAATAGCTTCCGCACTCGACTGTTCCATAGACAAAATTTTGGACTTCAAGTGCGTATGCAACATCTTAGCAATTGAGTCATTCTCGACAGGCGAACGGTACAAATTCAATTCCTCATCCCACACAGCATAATGCTTCAAAAACGAAGCCTCACTAAGTGAAATGAAAGGAACAGACTTAGCATCCTTGTCGGCCATGGTGTACTTGATACTCACTTTGGCCAACTGGTCAGCAATAGCAGTGTGGTTGAAATCATCGTACCCTTCTGCAACAGTCATGATGTTGTCATCCCCATAAGTCATGGCGGAAACTTTGTCGCCAAACAAAGGTGTCCTCCACCACTTCTTCTCCTGAGCAATAGCGTACCAGCAGTATCGCAAATACAAAGAATTCACAACACTGTTGATTACAACAGTCAATGGGTGGCCAGAAGGATTTGATCCCATGAATTGAACCAAAGTTCCAAAATAATCATAGGTAGGATAAGTAATCTCAGTGGCAATACCACGCATAACAGTGAGATCATCCTCATCATAATTTCCACTCTTTTCTGCTAGCTTAATCAAAATCTTAAAAGCAGCTGACATGAATTGAGGGCTCATCCGCCCATCAAACTTGGCATAGTCACCAGCAATAGCACGGTCCCAACCATGCTTTCCAATGCGCTCAAACAACTCCGTCCATTCAGGTGACTGGACGACAGTGCCAACGGCACACTCGGTGACAACCTTGTTCCTCTGCACCAAAGCAGCAAGAGTTAGAAAATACCTGCGCACCAAGAAAACAAAAGCGAAATTCGCAGCAGCAAATACTCGCACCTTGTCCTTGGTCATTTTGGTAGGTTCATCCTTCAATGAAGCCTTAAAAATGGTATTTATTGACTCTCCCGTCAACAATCTTTCTTCCATTTTTCGAACTTCATCCAAAATCATTGGGTCCACATCACGAGGGCATGATATACCCTCAACCTTGCGATCAGACTTTTCCACATACTGTGTTTTGGGTCCCTTGCCGGGAAAACCAACTGAAGTAGAAAAGTTCATCGCATTCACGCCAACAACTCCATCCATGCCCGAAAGGTTGGCATCATCACTAATCTTTCCGAGCTTGGCCAACTCCTCCTCAGGAATTGTGGCCAAACGCGTTTCATAGTCAATCACAGCCTTTTGCAACAAGGCAGAGTCGAATTCGGTGGCAGTGTCAACTTTACCTTCCATATCGACAACCTTGTGCCTTCGAGCATCCATCTGCTTGGGCTTATCATGAATCTTTTCAATATTCATAATTTCCGAAACAGCTGACGAAATCACAGAAGTGACAACTGTGCTCTTGCGTGCGACACCATTAGACATATTGTGGCCTCCATGAACACGAATCTTGGCGTTGTTTGCCAAGTCCCTTGTTGGGCATTTATCATGAGGACTAGTCAAAGGTCCAAACTCTATTCCCATGCTATTGGTCTGCAGGGGAGTAGCAGAATGGGAAATCAAAATGCCTGGTCTCTCTGAAAGAAAGTTAATAGCTTGATACAGTTTCTCACGAGTCAATACTCCAGCTGCACCATGCGATCCTCTTCCTCCCAAATGATGTCCAGCAATAAATGGCATACCATCAACCTGTCCAACCAAAGTTGCCATGCACAAACCACCAAAAGTTTCTTCAGGGAAACTGTATTTGTATCCCTGGAACAAACCTCCAGCGGTTGTGGCAACCAATGACCTAGTAGCAGTCATGTTTGGATACCGAACCAATTGACCATCATTGTTGTAAATAGTGAAAACTGTTACTTTCTTCCCTTCATCAATGTCTTTAGGGTAATATTCAACAATGTCCCGATGCAAACCTGCACCAGGGCAGTACCAGACTGCAAAATCGGTTCCAGGAATCCTAATTGCGACTTTGTCATCCAATGGCATCTTCTCAAAAGTATGTCCTCCGACTTTCGTCAAAGTAACATACTCAGTACGAGACGTAACCATATGATTGGGTAACAGCAAAACGTTGCTCTTCAATGGCACAACATTGCAAAACTCACCAGTTGGTTTCTGTACAGTCATCAATCTATTTCCAATCAAAGTAGTGAAGTTTTCGCACGAGATGGTACGAGACTTTTCACTCACACCAGCATCTCCAATCAGGTACTGGCGTTCCCGAGCATGAGAGTCCCAAAACTCAGTTTCGTTCTGCCATGGCTTAGCATCTGGTTTCAATGTGATGGGAGCTGAAGCTTGAGGAGTGGGTAATGTCTTCCACTTCCTAGCCAGCTCAACCAAAATCTTCCAAATTCCAAGCGACATCAAGAAGTACATAATTCTCAACTTCGCACTCCAGCTCATTTCACGAATGAACTTGGACGGCAAAGGAATATTAGCAAACTTCTTAATGACAGAACGACGGACCATGTAAAAACGGGCAGCAACATAAAGCGAATATAATATCGTGAATGCGAGAATCATCCAAGATCCTCGCACGTGCGTGAAAGCGTCATAACACAATGTGATAATCACACAAATCAGGTAATAACCAATGCTATTCAAAACAATCTCTTTCAACTTATCTCGCATAAGGTAAGCTACAATAGCAGAACCAAAACGCGAAACAATGAGTGACTGCATGAAAGCATTCAACCACGCAACAACACGAACTTCCAATGCAACAAGGTATTCAACAACCTCATTAACATTGGGAATGCCAGCTTGGGAATCCAACGGACAGGATTCACACATGCCTTTCGGCAATCCGCATTCACACAACGGCATATCGGCTAAATCGCGTTGCGCCTGAACAAAAGCTTTCTGACGTTCAAAATGTTCTTCAGAATCTTTCTTCAAAAAGCGCAACAATGTCCTTATGTCAACATTAACAAGTGGCTTTCCCTCGAATTCACGAGGCACATAAACCACATGCTGTGTCTTTCCTGACTTGAACTTGTCACCAGTCGTGTTCTCCCTGTAACGGGGTTCTTCGACAGTGAAAGTAGCAAAATCAGGAAACTGATCATTGGACATGTGAGCGATCTTCGAACTATCCAACATTGTAGTCCCAGTCTTGCAATACTCAGGTTTCACAGTTTGAGTGATTGTAGACTCGAAACGACGGTTGATCGACAAAGGTTCGTTAGATAATTGGTTAGACAGCAAATCCTTGACATTTGTCGTGGCAACAACTACTGCAGGTTCAATCATCACTTTTCCTTTCATTTCGGCGTTGGCGTTCAAAGCGGCCATTGTATTGTTGTTCAAAAACATAATAACGGGCAAACAGGGCGATCCATCCGCGCGATCTAGCGACGTATTGCAAATGTCATCAAAAATGACTCCTTGATGGTGCGTTCCAAACTCGGATTGATACTTGTCCTCCATATTCAACGAAATCACGGCACGCGGGTCGTAATCATAACCGTTAACTTGAAGAATGTACCGAGTCAAAGCATTCGCAATCGCAGATTTTCCCACACCAGAACCTCCGAAAAGCAAAGCACCATAAGGTTTGATGCGAATGCCTTCCTTCTTGGAAAGGGTACGGGACGTCTGAATATCTCGCAAAACTGCAAGTCGGCTTGAATAATACGCTCTCTCACCGGTCTTGCATGTGTTCAACAACGTCAGAGTGTCTCCGATGCACTCATGAACACGACGATCAAAAGTCTCATCATCAATGTCGGCACTACGTCCTATATCAATGCGAGCCTTCTGGGATTTGATGAAAGTATACTCATCATCATAAGCATTCCTTGCTTCAGACTGAAAAAACAAATCAATGTTTCCAGACTCAAAAACAAGACGAACTTTAGAAATGAGCAACTTACCAAAGAGCACAATTTTCTCAACCAATTGAACAACAGTAACCTGTTGCCTCAAAGGCTCAGAAACGAACAAAGACATTCCTCGAAAAGAAATATCAATTTTCTTCAAAAATCCCAATGTAATCATCATACGGAGAATGTCATACAACTCATCAAACACTTCACTTTCCTTGAACAAAGTCCAATACTTTCCAAAATCTGGAATGGAAATTTCTGGCAAGGAAACGTTGAAATCAGAAGCAATATTGCGCAACGCAAACCAATGGGTACTAAAATTGTTCAATATCCAATCGGGTGCGTCAAGCGTGAAGTTGATAACTTCTCGAACTCCAAATTGAGACTTCAAAGGTTGATTCGCATTACGAATGCGCCTCTTCTCTTTTGTCTCTTGGGCACGGGCTTCTTTCTCTCGCAACGCGCGATTTTTCTTGTCATGGGCTTTCTTTTCATTTTTGATGCGAGCATCGTACTTGCTTTTTCCATAGCCATTCTGGCTTGGTAAAAGCACGTACTCAAGCAAGCACCTCCAAATCACAAGACTGTTAATAGCTAGGAGAGCTTTCGGAAAAGATCCCCACACATGTTGCCATTGTCCACAAGTCATGAAAAGCAAAAACACAATGCTGCTTCCGTTGAAATTAAACAACAAAAAGCGCTTCGTGTAGGCCAAGTAGAAAATCAAAGCAATAAAGCCAAAAAGAGCAGTAAACACTAAAGGTAACTCATAATCATGCTTCACGTACGCAGGTTGTTCATCACAACCAGCTTCCTCCAAAACATAATTGTAGTCAAACTCAACACCCCGAAGGGTGGAGATTCCCGGGTCGTTCAAATTTGATTCCTCGAAATAAATAGAATTCATAATTTTAGTGGGAATAGGGACTAACCTCAAAGGGCTAAACAAACTAAGACTAAATCATCTCAATCCGATCAATAAAACAACTATTGATAACCTCAAGAAAATACTCAGGGGCACGAAAAATTTAGGTGACCAAACCTCCTCACTCAGGTTGTCATGAGGTAAACGTGCATAAGCAAATCTATATTGTTCATTCATAGTAAGTACAGTTACGTTTGTCAAATTGAAACCAATGGACCAATTCTTCTCGCAAATTTCTTAGATCTACAATCTCTCTTCTACCCTACTGCGGGTGGAGATTGATCAACGAAATGAATAAATGCGAGTGGGATTCCACTGACAACAAAACCTTACGAATGTTAATTACCAGTTGTTGAATTTCTCATCATAAAATTCAATGGTCTATGCAGGCAGGTACAAAAACAGCTCGTCCTTACAGGCTGCTAATACCTCCTACAGAAGGGGGTGATTTACAACAGAGTTGACTCTCTGGGGTGACGGCATAAACGTACGACATAGTAGCCACAACTACGTCATTCATACGGTCATCACTTAGGAATTGGTTATTTTCCGGGGTGGTGACTAAATATCATATTAATATACATTCTTATAATCTACAGATTAAGCTTTCGCCTATTCTATAGGTCTCTCAAATCAATACAGAAAATGTGATTAGGGTTCTACCCCTATTCAACACGTCTGTAACGACATAAATAAGAGCAGAACAAGAACTGCAATGAATATGTATGATTGCCGGGTGTCGCGGCTAAACGACACTCAATCATATATAG